ATGAACAACATGAGAAGAAAAAACGTAATGGAAGCGTTAGAGCTGATCGAGAAAGCAAGAAACATTTTAGAAGAGGTAAAAGACGAAGAACAGGCAGCATACAACAATTTGCCGGAAAGCTTGCAATACGGAGAACGCGGGGAACAAATGCAGGAGAACGTAGACGCTATCGAAGAATACTTAAGCTACTTAGAAGAAACAGATAGCTTAGAAGAAATGTAGAGGTATAGCATGGACGAGAAGACACAGACGAGAATAAGAAAACTACAGGCGTTAGCAGAAAGAGGCGTAGGCGGAGAAAAGGAAACGGCAGCACGAAAGTTACAAGAACTGTTAAAAAAGAATGGAATAAGAAATATAGAAGAGCTGACAGAGGAAGAGTACATATTTACGTTATTTAGCTACAAAGGGGCACTGGAACGAAAATTGTTAAGTCAATGTATATATAAGGTAATGGGGTACGACAGCGACAGAACGCAGTACAAGCCGCGCAATACACGACAGAAGATAGGAATATATTGTACAAAAGCCCAAAAACTGGAAATAGAATTAGAATTTGAGTTTTACGAACGGCTATTCGAGGAACAGCAAGAAATATTCTTGAGTGCATTTATACAGAAGCAACGAATATTCCCGCAAGACGCCCCGGTAAGTGACGAAGAACCGACAGAACGAGATTTAAAGGTAGCACTTATGGCAGGGACAATAGAGAAGAAAACGCGGGCGGCAATGATAGAGAGCAATAAATAGTAGAACAAAAAAGAAATAGCGCCGTTAGCTCAGTGGTAGCAGCATAAAGATTTCTTTATAAGGTCGTCGGTTCGATTCCGACACGGCGCATTTGTGTAGCAGGTGGCGTACCTGCAGCATACGCAGCAGGCGAACAGCTAACGTATGTATACCGTGTAAAAATAGCAGCGGGTATACCAGCTAGAGAGTATGCAGATGTTTAACAGGTTTTGCAGCTTTTTAATGAGAAAAGCGCCCACACGGTAAATACGATACGTCAAAGAGAAAAAAGGAAATGAGAAAACAGAGGGCGCCACCGGGCGAAAAGGTAGACAGCATGGAAGTGCCAGAGAAATTAAAGCACTTTAACAGCATGACTGATAAAAAGAAAGTGAACAAAAGAGAAAGCAGAGGTAAGAAGTGTGGATAACTTAGAAGCAAGGGCATTATGCGAAGAGATAGCATACAGCAGAAGAAAGAAAAGAGGTAAATAATATGCAGGCAATAGCACAGGACGTAGTAGAAAAGAACGGCTTGAAAGAATTTGAAGAGCTTATGCGGGAAGTGGCAGAGCTTCCGGCAGAGCAGAGAGGAACGGTAGCGGTATTCTCACAAGGAGTATTAGCGCTGGCACAGTTACAGAAGAAAGAAAGTAACGGGAGTCAGAGGACTAAGAAATGGAAATGAGAGACAAAGAAATTAAAGACAAGTACTTAAGGTGCGGCGTTACGGTAAAGATTCCGGCAGAGCTGAACGCTTGCGAAGAAACAAGGATAAGAGAAATACTTGAGAGGCAGGGCGTAGTAGTTCCGACCAAAGAAAGGAAAAAGAAGATATGAGGAGACGCAGGAGAAAGGCAGACGCCAAAATAGAAGCGGTAGCCGCTATAGCTGCCGCAATCGCCGTACTTATAATAATCACAACGGCAGCGGCGTTACAGGTTAAGCAAGAACGGCAGCATGCAGAGAGTAAGACAAAGCCGGAGCCATTAGTTATAACAGTAGCGCCGCAGACCGAGAAAGGCACGATAACTGTATACGATTATAACGGGAATTGCATATACGGATATTACGGAGAGATAACCATAGAAAACGACGGGAGAAACGGCGAAGATATAGCCATAACCTGTAAAGGGTACTTAGAGGGTTATATAGATCACACAGACGATTAGCACGAAAGAGAGGTAATAGTATGAGTGGCACAGCACTTAAGAAGATCATACCAGAAGAGGCAGCAGTAATAATGGGCTGCAGTCCGCAATATGTCAGAGTAGCATTACAGCAGGAAAAGCTTAAGATAGGCGAGGCTATTAAAATGTCGTCGGTATGGACGTACAACATAAGCCCGGCATTACTGGCAGCCCGGCAGGGAATGACAATGGAAGAACTGGAAACGGCGATAGGAGAAATAAGGAAATGACATTAGGCGAACTATTTAAAATCATGGATAACCCGGACTTAATCAGAGTAAAGAGAGGCGACGAAGTACTATACGCCGGATTTTTGGGAATGGTTGAGAACGAAACGCTTGACGGGTACGACTTTAAAAAAGTAAATGCGCCGGAAGATGCGGAAATTAAGAAAATAAAAGCAGTGCCGGAACTGAGGCATAGAAATTATAAAACTTTAGAGCTTGAGCCACCATTAAAGCCGGACATAGCACCAAAGTACAAATTTTCTGATTTGCAGATGCAGCTATATTATGACATCTACATATAAAGACCAGTGCCCGTAGTTCAATCGGCAGAGCGTCCGCCTCATAAGCGGCAGGTTGTGGGTTCGAGTCCCACCGGGCACATTCAATACTAAAGAAAGAGAGGCACAAGAAAAATAAGGAAAGTAAGAGGAAGAAAAAATGCAGTACGAAAACATGATAGGGCTTATAGGCACACTTAAGCAGATAGAGAAAATTGACGAAGTAAACGGCTTAAGCTTTAACGGCTATAAGGCAATCGTTACGACAGAAAGAACCAGCGGAGCAAAGGACGACGCTATAGTACTTATTACAGAAGAGACTATGCGGGATAACAGGACAGGCTTACCGAAAGAGGGAGAGGCTGTTATGATCGCTGGAAGTGTGCAGACGCATAAGAACTTTGGAACAGGTAAAGTACTGGTATATGCACTGGCAGCAGTCATGGAGATTATGACGGGCACACATTGGCAGTATGAAAATGAGATCAAATTTACAGGAAAGCTGGGAAAGGGAATCAACTACAGAGCCACACCAAACGGGCGTAAGATCACAGACGTATTTGTAAAACTGCCATGCGATCTAAATAACACAATTAGCTGTTATGTGCCGTGCGTGTGCTGGGGAAAAGATGCAAAAAAGGTAGCCGGGTGGAATGAGGGCGACCAGATCACAGCAACAGGACGCCTGCAGAGCAGACAGTATAACAAATGTGTAGGCGACGGGAAAGTAGAGGTAAGAACATGCTACGAAGTATCAATAAAAGACATAGAGAGACTGTAGCAGCTTACATAAAAAGAAAATTAAGCGGAGGTAGAAACATGGCAACATTAGAAAGATGTGAAAAGCAGCGCTTTACGCTGGACGAATTGCGGGCGATCATTAAAACAGGAAAAGCACGGGATTACATGACAGAGGGCAACCAGATTTATTTATTATTCGACGGTAAAGAGGTACCGTATGACGTAATCGGCATTGATGTAGAGAAGCCAGCAACACAGAACGTAAAGCACACGGTAACCATACAGGCACACACGCTTTTAGAAGAACGCGTATACAACAGTAAGGGCAACGATTGGAAAAGCTCAGAAATGCGCGAGTATCTGAATAGCACAGCGTTCTTTGAGAGATTCGGGGAAGACTTACGCCCGTACCTTGTGCCTGTTATTAAAGATGTGGACGGCGAAGAAAGCACAGAGCTTGTATTTTTGTTATCTAAAGAAGAGTTTGAGGAAGATACAACGCCGTACCCATATTATAAGAAAGAAATCAATAGAGTAAAGGCAGACGAGAACGGCTGTACTGATTGGCATATTACGCGTAGTGCGAATCGCGGCCACGGGTACTATCCGTGGAGCGTGAACACGAGCGGCTACGTCAACGGCACCCACGCGTGCAATGCGTGGCGGTGCGCCCCGGCTTGTGTAATCGGGTAATCATACAATAAGCGGCAACGCCTTGCCGCAGGGTAAACGCATGAACTGGAATGTATTAGAAGAATGCAAGAGCAAAAACAGTAAAGTAAAGGCAAGAAATATAAAAGCAGGTTCAATAAAGGAATACCAGCACTTGTATTATATGCAGGTTACAAAGGAAAAGAGAAAGAGGCGTAAGCATGGGAACAATGCGAAAATTAAAAAGACAGGTGCGCCAGAACAGACGCAACGCAATGAAGCAGTACGCCCGTACTGCAAGTGTATCTATCAGAGCTGAGAAGAAAAAGACAGAGAAGCAAGACCGGGAAGTATTGGCAGCGCTGGAAGATGCGAAGAGAAAACAGAATAAGGAATAACGAAAGAGGCGCCTACGCAACAGCATAGGCGCTAAAAAAATAAAAAATTTAAGAGTACAAAAGAGAAGACTCTAAAGTATGGCAAAAGCCACAAAAACAGCGGGGAAACAACCCGCGTAAACACTTGATAAAAGTATTAACTTACCGACAGATAGACAATAAAAAATATAGATATACAGAACAGGAGATAAAGACTATGCCATACGTGAAGAGGACTACAGTAGCAGGGAAGACCGTAGAAGTAGAATATTACTATACATCGCAATACAACAAGAAAGGGTGTAGCAGATCAGAGAAAGTGAAAGCTACACCAGAGCAACAGAAAAAAGTAAATACCAGACAGGCAGAGAGAAAGCTACGAATTTTGATGAATGCCAATTTTGGCATGGGAGACTATCACGTAGTACTGGACTATATCAGACATAAGGGAGAGCCGGACAGAACCAAAGAGGAAATGAAAAAAGATATACAGGTATTCTTGAGGGAATGCAGAAAGCTTTACCGGGAAGCAGGTATAGAGTTGAAATACATACACGTTATGGAGATCGGGAGCAAAGGGGCTAGGCATCATCATTTAGTGATGAACAAAATAGACACAGAGATACTGCAGAAAGCATGGTATAAAGCATACGCCGGACATAACAGAGTAAAAGTATTTCCGTTGGACGATTCGGGCAACTATGCAAAACTAGCAGCGTATTTTATTAAATATTCAGATAAGCACTTGAAAGACGGAGATAGCGGAAAGCTGCAGGGCAAGCGCTGGGCTGCAAGTAAGAATTTGGTAAGACCAGAGCCAGTATACGAGATCGTTACGCAGCGGGCGTGGTTCCGATGCGAGGCAAAGGCAAAAAAGGGGTACTATGTAGACAAAGACAGCATAGCGAAAGGAACGGCAGACCCGGACTACTACGGCTACGGTTGGTTTAGGTACACAATGATTAAGCTGGAATAGAAAGGCAGGAAGAATGGCAAGAAATGTAAGGATTGACAAAGAGGGCGGAGCACAAGAAATGCTGTTTAGATGGATTACATACCAGTTAGGCGAATACCCGGAGCTTGCGTTATTGTATCATATCCCGAATGGCGGGAAGAGAGACGCGAAGACGGCGACGATATTAAAACGGCAGGGAGTAAAAGCAGGCGTGCCGGATTTGCATTTGCCAGTAGCGCGGGGCGGCTATCATGGGTTATACATCGAGCTTAAGGTGGGAGATAACACGACCACCAAGAAACAGAAAGACTGGATAAGAGAACTAAACAAACAAGGTTATTTAGCGGTAGTGTGCTACGGGTGGGACGAAGCGGCAAAGCAGCTTTTAGATTATTTGGAAACAGGAACAGCTACAGAGACAGCAAGGAAAGGCGAAAGAGAAACAGCGCAAGACCTGTTAGCACCTGCAACGTAAGGAGCGTGGGCGCATGACGGAAAAGGAAGCACTGGAAATACTGACCGGGAACAGGGAAGACTACAACAGCTACGCAAGAGCACTGCACATAGCAATAAAGGTGCTGAGATCACACGTAGCAGAAACAGAGAAGAACGAAAGAGAGGAAAAAGTAAATGAAAGTAATTAGTGTAATCAATCTTAAAGGCGGAGTAGCAAAGACATTTACAGTAGCGAATATGGCGTATGAGCTTTATAGAAGAGGTTATAAGGTGTTACTGATTGACAACGATAAACAGGGAAATTTAAGCAAGGCATACAGCAGATATGATGCAGAGAACGTAGCGCCAGTTACAAGGCTACTGGCTGGGGAATGGGAAAACACAGACGAACTGATACAGCATACAGATTATGAGGGTATCGACATTGTAACAGCGAATATGTCATTATTTGGGGCTACATGGAATTTAACCAAAGAGGACAGCGAAAACCAGATTGAAAGATATAAAGCACTGGTATACGCCAGAGTACAGTATTACGGAGATTGTACCGTATACGGTAAATACGATTACTGCATCATTGATAACCCACCAGATATCGGGTTAAACGTTGTAAATGCGCTGGCGATTACAGACGAGGTAATAGTACCCGTAAAGGTGGACGAAGACGCTTTAGAGGGACTTGATATTGTGACAGAGCAAATAGAGGACGCAAAGGCGTTTAACCCGGTATTAAAGCTGGCAGGTGTGCTAATTACGTCATACCAGAACACAGACGGCGAGGCAGCAGGCGTGGAGTGGTTAGAACAAAAGACAAATTTTAATATTTTGGGTATTATACGGTATTCCAAGAAAGTAGCAGAAAATACTTTCATGCGTAAGCCGATTTATGAGTATAGCCCATGCTGCGGAGCGGCGCAGGGGTACAAGAAATTTGTAACGGAATACACAGGGAAAGCGAGGTAGTGAGCGTGACACATAAAGAGAGAATATGCGCTTATTGGCATTGCAGTAGAACTGGCGGTACGGAGTGCTGGAATTGGGGCGGAAAATTTGCAGGGCAGAAATGCCCGCAAAGCGACGCTTGCGAGCATTGGAGAACGTGCGAAATGTGTAACGGAGTAATGGGGCAGTGTAAGAAAAAACAAAAGATTGAAAAGGCGAGGTAAAGACTATGGCAAAGTTTGGTATTAACGACATTCTGAACGCAAAGACGAAAGCGGCAGGGCAGCAGGCGCAGACAGAGGATTACAAAGAGATTTGCTTAAGCCCGTATGAAGTAAAGGACGCACAGGAGAACACGCACCAGAAGCTTGAGGGCATAGAAGAGCTTGCGGATAATTTCTTGACAGTAGGGCAGGAACAACCGACGGTATTAGCAAGAGTAAACGGAGAGTTTCGCATCATCGACGGGCACAGAAGAAATGCAGCGAATATTTTTAATTTAGAGCGGGGCTACAAAGAGTACGAAAAAATAAAGTACCGCTATAAAGATATGAGCGAAGCAATGTACGAGTTGCGGCTATTGGCTGGTAACGGATATACGCAGGAATTAACAGCGTATGAGAAAGTAAGGCTTGTCGAGCGGACAAAGGCGGCGCTGATCAGAGCGAAAGAAGAGGACGGCTTAGAAATCCAAGGTAAGATGCGGGACTTAATAGCAGCAATGGTACAGGAAAGCAGCACAAACGTAGCGAGAATGGAAAACATCAACAATAACGCGACGCAGGCGGTAAAGGAACAGCTTAAAGAGGGCAACTTAGGGCTTACGGCAGCGTATGAAGCTGCAAAGCTTGAGCCGGAAGAACAGGACGACATAGCGGAGCGTGCGGCAGCAGGCGAGAACGTAAGGGCAAAAGATATAGCAGAAAAAGTAGCAGCGAAGAAAGCGGGAGACGACTACAGAACGCCACACCCGGAAAGCATAACCAGTATTTGCTATAGCTGTTTAAAGTATTCGACCTGCAACGTAAAAACGGGAACGTGCCAGAAGTGCGACGAATACGTAAACAAGGCAGAGGCAGAAAAAACAGATGAACAGAGATACAGCGAAGAACAGGACAGAATAGACCGAGAGACAAAAAAGAAGCTGACAGAAAGAGAGCATGAGGAAAAACTGGATGCAGCATTAAGTGACAATAAACCAGATCATAAAATACACGAGATAAAAATAGCCGCAATGTACTACGAAGACGTGGTAAGTGGTAAAAAGAGCTTTGAACTGAGAAAGAACGATAGAGGATATAAACAGGGAGACAAGCTTATTATGCTGGAATTTAAAGACGGCAAACATACAGGAAGAATTATAAACGCAGATATTATGTATATGCTGGAAGATTATACAGGACTTGCAGAGGGATACTGCATCTTAGGCATACAGGTAACGAACTATAACGGGTAGGGTGTCCGAATCGGACACAGAAAGGGAAGAAATGAAAGAAGCGTTGATAATCGCAATATGCACAATACAGACGATAGGATATTTTTGTTTAACAGGAAGCTTAAAAAGAGTGTTTAAGAAACTAGCAGGAGACAAACAGGAGAAAGAGGGGGAAAAGAAATGATGATGCGAATATTGGCGACAATAGGAACGATATGCGCAGGTGGCGCAATCATATTAGTGATTGTGGCTATTGTGGCAGCAGTAAAAGAAACACTTAGAGAAAAAAAGGAGCGCAAATACATATGTGCATTATCTGATTGCGAATGCGTACATAGCTCAGATCGGGGCACATGCAGCGAGTGCGAAATTTACAGAGGGAAAAAGATTAAGAGCAGAGAAGAAAAAATAAAAGAGGAATATGAATGGCATCATAGCCCGCTGTGCAATGAAGAATACGACAAGTTATTTGAAAGAATTAATAAAGCGCTGGGAATAGAATTGTGGATATGGCAAAAGACGTATATAACAATGGGAGTATATAGGCAAATGGGAGCAACAACAGCGGAAAGTATACGGCTATTGCTGTTTAGAGGAGAAACGCCGTTAGATTTATCGAAACCAGCTACGAACAACAGAGAAAGGGTTGAACGAGAGCAGTTAAGAGATATTTACGAAAAGCTAAATGCGGCAGGAATAAAAACAAGACGCGTGTTTTGGAATAAACAGGAGAAAGAAAATGAATTATAGGCAATGGAAAAAGAGCTACAAGAAAATACATGGAGTAAACCCACCGATAGAAGCTGACAAGAGAAAACAAAGGAAACTTGCAAAGAAAGCAGCAAGAGACTTACAACCAACAATAAACATAATAACGACAGGGTGGGAAGAATTTAAAACAGGCATAGCAGATATGTGCGAGACACTGGCAGGGATATTAAGCAGAACGGCAGCAGGATTAAGAGGGGAGACAGAAAGAAGTGAATAACGTAGTACTGAGCGGAAGACTTACAAAGAATGCAGAAGTAAGATACGGCGGAGAAGACGGAAGCGTAGCAATAGCACGCTTTACACTGGCGGTACAGGATTATAAAGGCACAGACTTTATAAACATACGTGCACTGGGTAAGCAGGCAGAGTGGGTAGAGAAGTGGACGAGCAAAGGGACAAAGGTAGAGCTTACGGGGAAGATTAAAACGGGAAGCTATACAAGCAAGCAGACAGGCAATAAAGTATATTACACAGAGGTGCTGGCGAATAGCGTAGGCTTTGGAGAATCAAAGACAGAAGCAGAGGCGAGAAGCGGCAGCAGGCAGCAGGAAGAGCCACGGGAAAGCATGACAGATGCAGACGGCTTTATGAACATACCAGACGGGATAGACGAAGAGTTACCGTTTGCATAAACACAAGATAAAGTATAGACAAAAATATAACCACAAAATATAGTTATTTGATTGACACAACGTAGAGGATATTATAAAATATAAGAGTGCCAAAGAGCGAAATAGCAATACTCATAACGAGCATTGCTGCTTCGCTCTTTTTGCGTATATGCGGGCACATAACGAAACCTCCGCCCAGCGCATGAAACTTAGGGCGCTGGGAACAAAGAAAGAGAGGCGGACAATACGAAAGAATATGCAGCAGCATTCTACGCAAGCAAAGCATGGGACGACACACGTAAAGCATATATGCAACAGCAGCATTATATATGCGAGCGGTGCGGGGAGCCAGCAAAGATAGTACACCACAAGAGATACATAAGCAGGAAGAACATAAACGACGCAAGCATAACGCTAGGTTGGGACAACCTAGAGGCGTTATGCCAAGATTGCCACAATAAAGAACATCACAGACAGAGACAGCAACAGCGTTACGTATTCGACGAAGACGGGAACGTGCTGCCGAAGTCCCCCCATTGAGAAAAATTATTTTTGCCACGACTACACCGAGTGTAGACTTTAATTTTACTCTGCAGGCGCGCGCAGGCGTGGTGTAGTAGGGGGTGGGGTGTAGGAAAAGCAAAGAGAGGGGGGCGTAAAGATATGGCAACAAAAAAGGAGATCACGAAAGAAGAGAAAATTTTAAAAGAACAGAGGAGACTTAAACGTATCTTTGCGGACTTAGAAGAGGGCAAGAAAAAACTTGTAACCCCGCTCATTGAAAAAGCGGCGTTTATGTCTATAGAGCTGGACGAGCTGCAGGAAACCATAGAAAAAGACGGCTGGATAAGTGAGTACCAAAACGGGGCGAACCAGCACGGGACAAAAAGAAGCCCGGAAGCTGACACCTACATAGCTTTAAGCAAGAATTACGCCGCGATCATTAAGCAGTTGGTAGAACTTGTGCCAGCGCAAAAGCGTAAAAAATCTAAGCTGGAAGCATTAAGGGACGAGTAGTTATAGCACCATATAGAAATTACATAACAGAGTATTACGCAAAGATAAAAAGCGGCGAGATTGTAGTAGGAAAATGGATAAAAGCTATTTATAGCATTATCATAAACGGGCTGCAAAAGCAGGAGTTTTATTTTAACGCAAAGCAGGCAAATAAGGCGATAAAATTTATAGAAAATTTCTGCCACCACAGCAAAGGGCGCAACGATTTAATCAAGCTAGAATTGTGGCAAAAAGCGGCAATTTGTTGCATGTTTGGTATCGTTGACGAAGAAAAAACACGCATTTTCAGAGAAATTTTTATAGTAATTGGCAGAAAAAACGGCAAAAGTTTATTTGCATCTGCAATTATTGCTTACATGGCTTTTTTAGAGCCGGAATACGGACAAGAAATCTATTGTTTGGCGCCTAAGCTAGACCAAGCTGCACTTGTATACGACGGATTTTACAAAATGGTGCAGGCAGAGGAAGAGCTGGAAGAGTTGACAAAGAAGAGGCGCAGCGACATATACCTAGAGGAAACCAACACCACTATAAAACCGATTGCATTTAACGCCAAGAAAAGCGACGGATTTAACCCGCAGCTTGTCGTATGTGACGAGCTGGCAGCATGGAGCGGCGACGGTGGATTAAAACAGTATGAGGTAATGAAATCCGCATTAGGTGCAAGGCGCCAACCGATGATTTTAAGTATATCGACTGCCGGATATATTAACGACAGTATTTACGACGAATTGATGAAGCGATCTACAAGCTTCCTAAAAGGAAACAGCAAGGAACGTAGATTACTGCCACTACTTTATATCATAGACGATATAGAGAAGTGGAACGACATAGAAGAGCTTAAGAAAGCCAACCCAAACATGGGAGTAAGCGTTAAAGAAAGCTTTTTTGAGGACGAAATAGCGGTAGCAGAAAGTAGCCCAAGTAAAAAAGCGGAGTTTTTGACAAAATATTGTAACATCAAACAAAATAGCTCTATTGCATGGCTGGATTACGCAGTAGTAGACGGTGCAAGCGTAGAAAAAACACTTGAAGACTTCCGGGACTGCTACGCAGTGGGTGGCATTGATTTGAGCCAGACAACAGACTTAACGGCAGCGAGTGTGGTTATTGAAAAAGACGGAATATTATATGCCTTTACACAATTCTTTATGCCGAAAAACCGAATGGAGAAGCTACAGGCTACAGACGGTGTACCGTATGACATATTCGTAAAGAAAGGCATATTGACGCTATCGGGAGACAACTACGTAGATTACAAAGACGTATTTAACTGGTACAAGATGCTACTGGAAGATTACGGAATAAGACCGCTAGAGATAGGCTACGACAGGTACAGCGCACAGTACTTAATAGACGATCTAAAAGGGTACGGGTTCCATACGGACGATGTATTCCAAGGGGAAAACTTAACACCAGTAATACGGGAGTTTGAGGGAATCATAAGAGACGGCGATTTCAAGATCGCAGATAACAATTTGCTTAAGTCCCATTTCTTAAACGTGGCGCTTAAGCAGAATACGGAAACAAGGAAATTTAGACCAATCAAAATAGAGCAGAGAGCACATATAGATGGATTTGTAAGCGTTATTGATGCAATGACGGTACGACAGAAGTATTATGCGGAATATGGCGAACTGCTGAAAAATGCGGCATAGAAAGGGGGGCGAAGAAAACGGGGCTTTTTGATTATATTTTTAAGAAAAAGAGCGACAGACTGGTAGGCGAATACTTTAAAATGCTATCCGGCTATACGCCAGTATTTACAACGTATGCAGGTGGCGTGTACGAAATGGACTTAACCAGAACGGCTATAAATACATTTGCGACGCATGCAAGTAAGTTAAAACCAGAGATCACAGGCACAGCGCTTAAGCATCTGGAAAGAAAATTACAGTTTAAGCCTAACGCGTTCATGGATGCAACAAAATTTATAGCAAGAGTAGCAACTATTTTAGAGGTAGACCATACAGCTTTTATCATTCCGATAGAAGACAAATACGGACAGCTTGCCGGGTGGTACCCTATTTTACCGCAGATGTGTGAGCTTATAGAATACGCGGGGCAAGTGTATGTACGGTATACATTTGCGAACGGAGAAAGAGCCTGCATAGAGTTTGAGCGGGTAGGCATCTTAACGACACATCAGTATAAAGACGATCTCTTTGGAGAAAGCAATGATACGCTAAAGCCTACGCTGCAGCTTATCAATACAACAAACGAGGGGATTATAAACGCGGTAAAAAATTCCGCAAATATACGTTTTCTGGCAAAAATTGGGAATGTGTTAAAGCCGGAAGACATCAAAAAAGAGCGTGACAGATTCACAGAGGAAAATTTGAGCGCCGATAATAAAAGCGGCATGATTATTTACGATAACAAATTTTCGGAGCTTAAGCAGGTAGACAGCAAAGCGTATACACCAGATGCACAGCAAATGCAGCAGATTAACGAAAGTGTATGCACCCATTTTGGAACCAATATGGATATACTGCAGAATAAATTTAACGAGGAAACATGGAACGCTTATTACGAGGGGAAAATAGAACCATTTGCGATACAGTTATCGCTTGTAATGTCGAATATGGCATACACTGACCGGGAGCTGGCGTGCGGAAATATGATTACGTTTTCTGCAAATCGGTTACAGTATGCCAGCAATAATACAAAACTGCAGGTAAGCACACAGCTATTTGACCGTGGTTTACTGAACCGCAACGGGGTTATGGATATATGGAACATGGCGCACGTAGAAGACGGAGAAAAGTACTATATCAGAAAAGAGTACACAGAAGTAAGTGAGCTGGATAAACACAACGGAAACGAAAAAATAATTGTGATGCAGGGAGAAAAACCAAAGGAAGTAGGAGAGGGGGCAGAATAATGCCAGTAGTGAAAGAAAGAGAGTACAGAACATTAGCAGCGCCGCTGGCAGCAGGAACGACTACAACAAAATTGTTAGATAGTGAATGCTACGTAGAGGGTTACGCTACTACATTCGATACGCCGTATGTCATGTGGGAATGCGAAGACGGCACAAAGTACTATGAAAGAATTGACCGACACGCATTAGACGAAGCAGACGTAAGTGACGTAATAATGCAGTACGATCACGAGGGAAGAGTATTTGCCAGACAGAGCAACAATACTTTAAAACTGATTGCAGATCAGACGGGATTACGAATTGCTGCAGACCTCAGCAAAACGGATTTGGCTAGGGGACTGTATCAAGATATAGACGCAGGCATGATAACTAAAATGTCATGGGCGTTTGTGGTTGCAGAGGATAGCTACGACCGGGAGACAAGAACAAGAAATATACTTAAGATAAAAAAAGTGTATGACGTAAGCGCGGTAAGTATTCCGGCAAACTCAGACACAACAATAGCAGCGCGGGACTATGTAAACGGGAGACGTGAGATAGAACAGCGGGAGACGTTGGAGCGCAGACGTAAAGTACTGGAAATTTTAGCACAGATTTAAAGGAGTATAGCATGAGATTAAAAGAAATTGAGCAGAGATTAAACGCAATCAAAGTAGAACTTGAGACAAGAGGCGCAGAGATGGCAGCAGAAGAACTGGAAGCAAGAGAAACAGAAGTAAAAGAGTTGCAGGAAGAAAGAAAAGGTATTTTAGACCAGCAGGAGAAGCGAACAAAATTACTTGCTGCATTGGCAACAGGAGAAGAGCCGGACGGCGGAAACGGAAACCCGACACCTGTAAAAGTAATTAGAACATTTGGCGGAAAAACGGAAGAAAGAAAAGAGGACAAATACGAATCTATGGAGTATAGAAAAGCGTTCATGGATTACGTAGTAAGAGGTACCGCAATCCCGGCAGAGTACAGACAGAACGCAAATACAGCTACAACAGATGTAGGGGCAGTAATTCCGACCAATGTACTTAATCAGATTATTCAGAAAATGGAGAGCGTAGGAAAAGTACTTGCGCTTGTAACCAGAACGGCATACAAAGGCGGCGTAACTATTCCGAAAAATACCGTTAAGCCAGTAGCAACATGGGTAAGTGAGGGAGCCGGAAGTGACAAGCAGAAAGGCTACGGAAAAGGCGACGTTACATTTACATATCACAAGTTGCGTTGTGCGGTAGCCGTATCTCTGGAAGTAGATACAATGTCTGTACCAGCATTTGAAAGTCTGATTGTAAATAATATCGTTGAGGCTATGACAAAAGCGCTTGAACAGTCCATTATTTCCGGCGACGGAAACGGAAAGCCGAAAGGAATTATTAAAGAGACAGCGCCGGACGGACAGAACCTCAATGTAGACACACAGAAATACGACGATCTGATTAACGCGGAAGCTGCATTACCTGTAGCGTATGAACAGGGCGCAGTATGGTGCATGAGCAAAAAAACATACATGAGCTACTATGGATTGAGAGACTCAGACGGGCAGCCAATCGGTAGAATTAACTACGGAATTGCCGGGAAGCCAGAGTATACACTGTTAGGCAGACCTGTAGTAGTAGTGGACTACCTGCCGAGCTTTGCAGCAGCTACGGCTAAGTCTTCAACAGCAGGCGACGTGTTCGCGTTTCTGTTTAACTTCAAAGATTACGTGCTTAATACTAATTATGCTATGGGAATCAAGAAGTATGAGGACAACGATACAGACGATATGGTAACAAAAGGTATTATGCTGGCTGACGGAAAAGTAGTTGACGAAAACAGCTTAGTAACACTTACAAAAGTAACAAAAGCGGCGTAGTAGGAAAGTAGGCGGCTGGCATATGCGCCAGCCGTGTTAAAAAGGGGCGATCATATGAAAACAGGATATTTAGCAAAAGAACAGTTTAAAGATTGGAAAGCAGACGAAGTAAAAGCATTGGCAAAGGAACTGGGCGCAAGTTGCGACGGGAAAAAAGAAGAAATTATTGACCGCATTTGTCAGATTGAAGTAGGAGTGCCGGACGAGGCAGAGCTTACGCCGGAAGAAGTAAAAGCAATCAGAGAAGCAGAGGCAGAAGAGGAAGCAAAGAAAGAAGCAGAGGAAGCAAGCGCAAATGCAGAGGGAACAGTACAGGTAAAATGTATTGAAAGATTTGAAGACCTGCAGGCGCAGCAGATCAGAGAAGTGGGCGAGGTGTGGGACGTAACACCGGGAAGAGCTGACACACTGGAAAAGAAAAGACTTGTAGAAAAAGCGTAAAAGAGGGAGATCATATGGAAGCAAGCGCAGGGCTGCTAAAGAAAGCAAAAACGGCGTTGCGAATTAAAAGCAATAATGAGGACATAGAGGACGAAATAAAAGACCTCATAGAATCATGTATAGCAGATTTGCAGCTTGCCGGAGTAAATACAATAGACGAAAAAGACCCGCTTATCATAAGTGCAGTAAAACAGTATTGTAAAGGGTATTTTGGAAGCTCAGACAAAGCGGACGAATATAAAAAAGCGTATGAAAGTATTAAGCTATCTTTATCGCTGTCCGGGAAGCATACAGAAGTACCAGTGCCGCCGGAAGAACCGAAACCGCCGGAAATAACAGTAGGCGCTACGGTTATTGTGAGCGGAACGATATATACGGAGATAGACAGCTACAGAAAGAGTATTACAAAGGCAGCAGCTAAAATGTATGTGAAAGAGCTACTTGACCCGGAGCAGCACAGGTATTACATAGGCGTAGCAAGAGAGAAAGACGGAGCCGTAGAGGGTTATGCGATACGGGAAATATGCAGAGTTATAGAATAGGGGGCGCTAAATGTACGGAGAAATAACGCTTATAGAACCTATCAACGACGAAAAAGTAGAAGAAATAACCGTATACGCAGAAGTGTACAGCGTAACGCAAAGCGAATACGTGGCAGCAGGAAAACAAGACATAAAACCAGCGTACAAGTTTGAAATCTGGCAGTTTGAGTACGACGGACAGACAGATATTAAGTACAACGGGAAGCGATTGACAGTATACAGGACTTACCCAAAGGAAGACGGCAGGATAGAGCTGTATACAGAAGAAAGAGGCGGTAAACGGTGGCAGACATAGCAAATATTGACAATATGGCTGCAAAACTGGCGCAGGCATTAACTGAGTATGACCAAGGTGTAGCGGACGCAATGAAAGAGGTTATTGACGAGCAATCAGACGAAACCGTAGACGCTTTAAAAAGCAAGTCGCCAAAGCGTAGCGGAGCGTACGCGAAAGGCTGGCGGAAAAAGCAGATATACGAAACAAGAGCTAAAAAACAGAATACCGTATACAATGCGAAAAAACACCAGCTTACACACTTGCTGGAAAAAGAGCATAGAAGAAAGAACACAGACAGAGCCGGAGTTACGCATACGTCACGTACACCAACTACAGCACCAAGAGTGCACATAGCACCAGTGGAGCAGCAAATGATTAAAGACTTAGAAGAAAAAATTAAAAAGGTTGCAAAAGGTTAAATGAGAGTAGCGGAGATCATAAGCAGGGCAGAAGCTTTAGGGCTTCCGATTGCAGAAAATGAGTTTAAGAAGACAAAAGAGAACCCATTACCAGAACCGCCGTACATTATATGGTATGAGGACGAATCTTTAAATAGTGGCGCAGATAAGGCGGTGCTGATTAAAAAAAGAAATATGGTTCTTGAGCTGTATACGGACAAGGTAGTAGATAAATCACTTGAGAAAAAGTTAGAGCAAAAAGTATTTTTTGACATAGGGCATAAAAAATATCAAGCGCCAGTAGAGGGCGAAGATTTGGTACAGACTGCTTACAATTTTGTAGTAACGGAGAAAGTACCAAAAGCAGAAAGGATATACGAGTAGCAGAAAGGAGCCAGCATGGATAAAAAAAGCATTGTATTAGGCAGCGGAGACTTATATATTACAGAGTTTACAGACGGCGCAGAGCTGCCAAGTAATGAGGAAGTAGAAAAGGAAGATAACAGACTGGGTTACATTAAGGGCGGTGCGACCATTGAGTACACGCCAACCTTTACAGAAGCTAAAGACGATTTAGGGAAAGTAAAGAAAACTATTTTGACAGAGGAAGAGGCTATTTTAAAGTCTGGTTTGATTACATGGTGCGGGGAAACCTTAGAGAAAATCTGTAGCACAGCAAGAGTAACCACCAGCGCAAACAAGCGTATTGTTAAAATCGGTGGAACATCGAACCAGACAAATAAAAAGTACTTTATCCATTTTGTACACAAGGATTCGGAAGACGGAGATATTAGAATTTCTATCGTTGGAAACAATCAAGCAGGATTTAGCTTTGCATTTGTGGCAGACGAAGCGACACAGGTAGACGTAGAGTTTAAGGCACACCCAATGGACGACGAGGGCACGCTGATCTATTACGAAGAGGTAATTAACCCGTCATTAAAGAGCGCGTAAAAAAGAATAAGAAAATGAACAAAAGAGGCAAACAGCACATAGCTGTTATGCCTCTTTTTTAGGTAAAGGAGATAAAAAGCAAATGGCAAAAGGATTTAACTTTAACAAGGTACAGAGAAGATACTACCCGGTAACACTGAAAGACGGAAAAACATACTTAGTAGCAATGCCGGAAAAAAGAACTTTTGAGAAGTTACAGAGTTTAGACACATCGGACGACGCGGACGTAATGCAGGAGTTGAGAAAATGTGTAGCGGAGATCATCAGCAACAACAAGCAGGGCAGGAGAGTAAAACCAAAAGAGTTTATTGATTATTCGCTTGACGAGATCATGCAGTTTATACATGGGTACGTTGATTTTATCAAGGGGCTTGAAAACGAAAAAAACTAAAGCTTCCTTACTATCCGGGCGGTGTAGGAAATAGTAAGGAGAAAGTACCATACGACCTGCAGACAGTAGGGGAAAAGCTGGTAATGGACTATCTACACATAAATATTTTTGACCTGCAAGAATTGCCGATAGATATTTATTTGTTTTTTATGCGAGAGGCATATATAGAAAGTCTGAGTACTACAGACGAGGGAAAAGAATACTTAAATAATTGCTGGCGATTAGAGCAGACAAAACCAGACAGAGAAAACATACGTAGAAACTTTGAGAAGAGGGGGTAAGGCACGTGGCTTCCAATATAAAAGGTATAACCATAGAAATAGGCGGCGATACTACGGAGCTATCGAAAGCCTTAACCAAGGTAAACGGCTCAAGCAGATCATTACAGTCAGAGCTTAAGCAGGTAGACAAGCTGTTAAAATTTGATAGCGGCAATGTGACGTTATGCGCACAGAAGCAAGACCTGCTGACAGAAGCAGTGGCGGCTACAGAAGAAAAACTGCATATACTGGAAGATGCAGAAAAACAGGTACAGGAACAATTTGCAAGGGGAGAAGTATCAAAGGAACAGTACAGAGCCTTGCAAAGAGAAATTGAGAAGACAAAGAACGATTTAGGCAAGTACGAGACAGAATTAGAGGAAGCTAAAAAGGCGTCAAGCCAGTTAGACCAGACAGCGGACGAGCTGGGAAAAGAAATGGACGACTTAGGCGAAGAGGTAAAGGGTGCAGGGAACAGCGCAGGCGATGCAGCGGGCGACTTTACCGTAATGAAAGGCGCACTTGCCGACATGGTAGCAGACGGTGTAGAGGCAGCAGGCGAATCTATCAAAGATATGGTAGGAGTACAAGAACAGGCGTCAAACCAGTTCCAAGCAGCTACAGGAATTGCTACAGAGTCTATGGCGAAGTACAACGATGCAATCGAAGCAATCTATAAAAACAATTTTGGAGAATCGCTGCAGGACGTGGCAGAGAAAATGGCGCTTGTGAAGCAGGCAACAGGAGAGCTTGACCCGTCGAAGCTGCAGACAATGACAGAAAATCTGTACACATTAGAAGACACGTTCGGCATGGACTTTTCAGAAACTATCAGAGGCGTACAGGCGCTTATGAATCATTTCGGAATTTCAGCAGAAGAGGCGTTCGATTTAATGAGTACAGGCGCACAAAACGGCTTGAACTACACGGACGAGCTGGGAGATAACGTATCTGAGTATTCCGGCAAGTTTGCAGAGGCAGGCTACAGCGCGCAAGATTATTTCCAATTATTGCAGAACGGTTGCGACGGTGGCGCGTACAATCTGGATAAAGTCAATGACGCAATTAACGAAGTAACAACCCGTCTGGCAGACGGAACCATAGAAGAGGGCATAGGCGGCTTCTCAGATAAAACACAAGAGCTGTTTAATGCATGGAAGAACGGCGGAGCTACACAGAAAGAGGTTATAGATTCTATTGTAGCTGATATACAGAACACGACAGGCGAACAAGAAAAAATGAACCTTGCAGCGCTGGCGTTCGGAACAATGGCAGAGGACGGCGGTACGAAGTTTGTTGAATCACTTACCAGCGTAGGTAATTCGTTTGACGACGTAAAAGGCAAAATGGACGAAGTTAAACAGATTAAATACGATGATGTGAAAAGCGAGCTTGCAGGAGTAGGAAGAACGGTACAAATGGAAGTACTGGCGCCTATCGTATCGGATTTAATGCCAGCGATAAAAGAAGTAGTGGAGTTTATAGCATCACACGTACCAGAGATTACAGCAATCATAGCAGGATTTGTAGCAGCGTTCGCAGTTGTAAAGATAGCTGGAATACTTACAAGTATCGTAGGGGCGATAAGCGCAGTTATAACGGCTGTGCAGGCAGGGATACCAGTTATGGCAGCACTTAACGCA